TCTCCACCATCGAACCAGCAGCGTTCTTGATATAAAACCTGCCATTGCTCTTATCCCACGCTGGCTCGGAAACATCGAAATCCGCTGGATCGGGCGTGCTTGTTCCCGAACGAATTGCGATTTTAGTAATACGAGCCACTAGAAAGTGCCTCCATCAACTTCAAACCCAGAAACAGCCCCGTTTTCAAAGAAGGTTACCAAATCACTCAGAGCAACCTGAACCATGGTTCCGTTGTCATTGACAACCATTCTGTCTGCAAGCTGCAAAGTGGTCGCAGTAGCAGTTGTGCTGCCATCAATGATGTTCAGCTCTGAGGTCGTAACAAGAGCACCGTCAAGGATCTGAACTTCCGCCTGAGTCAGATCGGCAAGAGCGCTAGCCGTGCCAGTTGACATACCCGAAAGCGTGTCAAGCTCGGCATCCCACGCCTGGACGTTTGTTCCAATAGCCAGCCCCAGATTACTCCTGGCATCGGCTGCAGTCGTAGCCGCAGTACCACCGTCAGCAACGGCTAGAGTGCCGGTAATGCTGCTGGCGCTAAGATTAACTGCGATCTCCTCACTTTCAATAACCAGGCCGCCATCAGCTTTAAGATCTACACTAAAAACGCCACCTGTAAGGTCTAAACCATCTCCCGTGCTCAGTGTTTCCTGCGCTGAAATCGTGATTGAGCCATTGCCATTTGTAATGTTAATCCCTGTGCCCGCTGTCAGCGTACTGCGAGAGAGGCCTCCTGCAGTCGTGCCAATCAGTAGCTGCCCATCAGAATAACCGTCGGCGTATCCGGTACCGCCATAGGCCGTAGTAATAGCCGTGGCATTCCAAATACCAGTCGTAAGTGTGCCGACGGAGGTAAGGCTTGAACCGGTGACCCCAGTGCCAAGAGCGGTAGCTCCGAGAACGGTAGTCCCATTGATCTTGTAGTCTTTCCCGCTAGCGAGGTTTACATTCTCCGAGCTAGTCCAGCTACCCGTACTATTAATCCAGTTAAACGTTTTGTCAGTAGTCCCCTTTAGAGTGATACCGCCGCCGTCCGCCGTAGAGTTACTGGGAGTATCAACAGTCCCCAGTTCAATGTTCTTATCTGCAACCTCTACAGTAGTGCTATTTACCGTGGTAGTTGTACCATTAACGGTGAGGTTACCGCCAACGGTAATATCCCCTGTCGTATTGAATGACCCAATGGTCGCACCACTGAGGTCTACAGTTCCAGTGAAAGTTTTGTTTCCGGTTACCGTTTGAGTTCCACCAAGGCTCAGATAAGCGCCATCGCCACCAATCGCAATAATCTGACTAGCACTTCCACCCGCTCCTCCTGCACCAAAACCGTAGTAAAGTATGCCATTGCCGGCATCTGACTCGTTATACGCGAGTTCCGCATTTTGAAGAATTGCTGGAGCTCCAGAACTGCCCCCGGAAGCTCTACGCTTAATCCTTATCGTGTTAGACATTAAAAATTACCTCCGTCTACAAGTGTTAATTTAGTGTCCAATGGAGTAGCTAAGAACTTGCCCTCTTCGGAGTTGTAAATGGGTATACTGCCGTCTACAGCAGAAGACCCGTCAACTAAAGAAGTGCTATCCTGATAAGCTTTCAACTGAGAGAGAACGACGGGGTGGTCATCCTCAGAAGCTTCAGGTAAATTGATTATCCGACTTACATTTTTAAAATCGTAATCAGTTAAAATTTCTCTAGCCATGTTTTTAATTTAACCTCGCGTAACCAGTAATTGGAAGATTAAAATTTACAACCAAAGTGTTAGTTGATAAGTGATTTACATCACCATCTATCTCTGAACGGGATGAATTGAACAATTCTACGGAGGGGTAAAATCCCAAGTTGTGTATAATCGTCCAAGTCGCTAGAGGAGTATTTTGAGTAAATTCAAACATACGAGAATTAGATCCTCTGATTACAGTTGAGGGTATGTTAGCTGGTTTAGTGTAATCCGGGTAGATAACCCCTTCTTCCACCCTCGTTCCAGGATCTGTCTCCTCGAGAAGGTTATCGGAAATTTCGGAATCTACTAAATAGTAATCTTTCTCAGTCCAGCGCTGCCAACCCCACACTTCCTCGTTACGGGTATCGTGAGGGATTTGTGCCAGGGAATCTGCATTTCGAGCACGGAGATTACGTAATGGTCCAGGATTTATCCTGTTACGGCTAAGAAGATATTCAGACTGCCTAAGCATCTGCCTTGTAAGAGCACTTGCCTGGGTTTCTCGACTTCTGTAGTCCGCTTTACCCCTTTCAGATTTCCAATCCTCGAACGGATTCTCTTGAACAGCCAAAGGTGTTATCCTCCTACATTGGGCTTTCAACTAAATCGGACAAAGTTTGTAAAAACCGTTGAAAGATAATAGTACGTGATTGTATAACCAGTATGCCACTAACATCTAAATCGACTAGAGAACTGGAATCTCTGGCCAAAAACGCTCCAGATGAATTCGATTTCGGAGAGCCGGAGATCGTCACTGTAGAGATTCACCCCGGCAAGTTTCTATCTCTCAAAGAGCCTAATGCAGATGAGCTGATGGAAATTGAGAAGATTTCAGAAGACGAATCACAGGATGAGATAGAAGCTACTCTTAAAATCATCTGCATTTTGCACAGCCCTAATGAAGGGGGGCGTAAACTTACCCTAAAAGATGCAAAAAGACTCAGAGGTAAGCAGATCAAGAAGATAGGAGAAGCTATGAGTCCTCTACTTAAGGGGGAAGATGAAGCCTCTGATATGAAAAGTAACGACTAAGAGGAACTCTGATTATACTATCTCTTGTTATGATATCTCTGGGCGTTGCGTGTCCTTTCGAGATATGAAAGGTAGCGATCTTGAGTATTTTGACTCTATTTTTACAGAAAACGAGGGAGAAGTTATCTCTGGTCAACAGGTCACCGAGATACTCTCTTACCTCTGTACTAATAAGTCTGTCAATTTCTCTCTTTTTCTACCTCGGGCCATAAAATTTCTGTACTCCGAGGTCAGAGAACACATACTGTGTAACTATATGTCGAAGGAAATTTGGCTAAGTCAGTGTTACTCAGTACAAAACGGGTCTTTTGAGAATTTAATGGCCATGGAGTCAGTACCTATGTCAAAGTTTGTAGTTTTATGCAAGATACACAAAGATGCAATGGATAAGATAGGAAACAACGATGCCGGAACCACACCTTAAACACTTCAGTAATGATATCGATACTCGCGATATATTAAACTACATGGTAGTTTTGTATGAAATTTCCCTGAACCGGGACCATGAGGAGTTGAAAAGATTTGTAAAGCTTATCTCCCATGTCATTGATCCGGAAGATTTTAATAAACTTCTGCGTCGGACTATAAGAATGATGGGAAATTCTAAGTGTGGAAAAGACTTGTGTTCTGATTGGATCATGACGAAATTGTATGACCAGTACACATCGGTAGGTGTTTTGTAAATTCCGGCATTTTATAGTTGAAAGCTTATTGAAAGGACTATCGCAAATGGAGAGTTTTCCTTGGCTACTTCCATCACAACTAATGTGAGTTCACTGAATCGTCCTGGGGTTTTTATTTCCCAAGCAGCGACGGGTGGACTTCCACAGCCCCTTGCTAGTCACGCTGTAGGATATTTGTTCGGCACGACTCCGGCCGACGAATACTATGGTAGTGATAGTGATGGGGTTTATTCAGAATTTTTACCATACACTCCGACTCAGGTCGCATCGGCTGACGATTTTCTCCGCAAGATTGGTGGATCGGCTCCTAGCACCAGTGTTGGTGCGTTGACAACTTACGACTCGGTAAAGGGGTTTTTCGATAACGTAGGTGTAAATGGAATCCTATATTTCACTCGTGTAACTCCGACTCCTGAGACCGTCATCGATATTAGCGCTAGCAGTGCTGGAGCAGGGTATAATGCGTTCGCTATTAAGGTCAACGGTCGCTACTTCGGTACCCCTATCAACGTCCCCGATGCGGAGGGTGATGAGATTAGGGTTATTACGACCACGGGAATTGATCAGCTCGATAATGCCCGCGACCTCTTTAACTACCTCACTTCAGCCGACTCCGATGGCTTTTCTGACTTCTACGCTGTAGAACAGACCGCGACCGAGGCGACGCAGGGTAAGTTTCGCATTTTTTCTCGTGACAATAGCTACCTCCCCCAGGTCAATCAGTTTGTCGCGTATAACTTCAGCGACACCGGGTATGCATCTCCTGTAGATATCAACATTGCCGGTGTAGTACGGCTTTACACTTCGGTGAAGGATATCAGCTTCCGCTGCAACAGCAGAGAAATTGCTACTGGCGAGCCTATTCTCTACGTAGATGGCTCGGCTGTCAGCCTATTCATCGCCGCTGCTAATGCCGAGACTCCCGGTACCTATGACCCGACCGCTGACCAGTCAGATATTCTGAAGGCTTATCTGGATTCCAGATCCATCACTTATGCCGATGACAAGATTGTAGCTGTCTCGAAAGATTATAGCTCCGGTGTCGGTGCTGGCGACAAGTGGGCAGATTCCGACGCAGCGTATTGGCGTTATGACCTTGGAACCACTTCGTTTGTAAAAGAATCTAACGTTCCCACAGGTACAATTAGTGCGGACGGTCTTACTAGAACCGGGTACGTTCCTGACTCAGTCCAGGTGTTCTATGTCTCAGTTGCGGGAGAAAACCGCGCCATCATTGTTAACGGTGCGACTCCTGATGAATTGACAGACAGCCTACGGGACGAGCTGATCTCAATCCTCGCTGAAAAGGAACTTGATAAATACTACACGGTAGAGTCGGCCACTGTAGACGCTAACTACAGCGGGACTAGCTACGCGCCGAATAACGGCTACACTGTGAGTAACGTTCTCAGCGAAGCAGGAGCACCGTTTATCAGACCTGATCTTGAAGACATTGATCTGTCTGGAACGTTGGCAATTAGTTCAGGTACTGTAACCGGTACAAGCACGTTGTTTACACAAGAGCTCGGTGTTGGCGATAGATTCGTAGCCAACGGCACCAGGTTTACTGTTACCGCCGTTACTAGTGATACCAGCGCCACGGTAACTCCGGCAGATGTGACTGTCGCTGCAGGAACTTCAGCTAAGCTGGAAAAATCCCTGGCCAATGGCTTCTCATCTTTCGATTATGTCTTGCGGATCCGCATCACTGCAAAGAACGGCCTGGTAAGTCCCGTACTGCCCGGTACTAATCGCCAAGGACTTATCGACAGCAATGTCATCAAGCTAACCTCTGAATCTGAAGACATCGCGTATGAGTCTTATAAACTAACTTCCTCCGCTCGGGCCCAGGACTTTGTCTATGCCATTGAAAAGGGGATGGGAGATGAATACTACGCTCCGGGTTTCCTGATGGCGCCAGAAGCTTATGCGACCCTGGCCTACTCCGCCGATTCCGACCTCGCCTCCCGTAGCGAAGCTATATCTGAACGAATCAAAGTTACTCAGACCCTGGTCTCTGCTTCTGAAGGTAAGTTTGGTACTACTGAGGGTATTACTAACACTCAGCATGTAGCCCTAATTGATTGTGGCGGTGATGTGGAAAACCTATCACAAGCCCAAGACGAGTTGAATACTATTAAGCGGACTGTAGGTTCGTTTTACGGTCACGCTTCTTTCTACGCACCTTATGTCAAAAACCTAGACGATCGTTTCGTTCCCCCCAGCTCATTTGTAGCTGGTGCTGCCTGCGGTCGCTACATCAATGAGGGATTCCAGCAGCCGCCTGCCGGTTCAAGATATCCCCTACGCGGTGTGGTGGGCCTGAAGTTTGCTATCTCTGCTCAACAACAGGAAGTCACTTACGCCCTTGGGCTGAACCCGATCAGATCACTACCTAACCGTGGGATCGTGGTCTGGGGTGCTCGGACTCTATCTAGTAGCCCGTTGTTCCGGTTTACTAATACTCGGGTGATTTTGAACGTCCTAATAGACATAATGAATCGCAGCTTTGACGATATTCTCTTCGAGTCTATTGACAGCAGTAATACTGTTTTCTCTCGAGTTAAGTCTATAGCTACTCAGGTCCTTAACCAGTTCTACCGTCAAGGCGCTCTGTTTGGTAACCGTCCGGAACAAGCCTACCTCGTCGTGTGTGATACATCCAACAACGACGCCGTTCTGCTCGAGCAGGGTACGGTGAGAATGGATGCCTACGTTGCCACTTCTCCAACCCTAGAGCGTCTGGCAGTAACTATTGTCCGCACTCCTGTGGGTCAAGTGTCCCTGCTAAGCGATAGCTTTAGCAGAAATGAGGAAAGATTTACTTCGTTCCTTAGTGCTACTAACCTCTGATTAAATGGCTAGAAGACAGCGGTACAGCGAAGAAGTAGTCCTGAACGGTGATATGCCGATCACTGAACAGCAGCCCAAGCGGACTGTTTATATCGAGCTATTTCGTTCAGGGCCCCAGATCAGTTCTAGCGGACAAAAAATGGTCTTTGAAGAGGCCGATCTGGACCAGGTTGTATCTAGTTACAACCCTAATAGTCACGAAGCACCGCTGATCATCGGCCATGATCAGGACGATGGTACCCCGGCACTTGGCTGGGTACGAGAGGTGTGGCGGAAAGGTAAATCTCTCTGGGGTAAGGTAGAACTTACCCCGAAGGCAGAAAGACTTATCC